CGCTGTGCTGGGCACACGCGCGGCGCAAGTTCTTCGAGCTCGCCGACGTGCAGACCAACATCCGCAAGGGCAAGCCGGCCAAGGAGATATCGCCCATCGCCGTCGAGGCGGTGAAGCGCATCGACGCACTGTTCGAGATCGAGCGCATGGTCAACGGGCAGACCCCGGAGGCGCGGCTGGCGATGCGACAGCGCCAATCGGCCCCGCTGGTCGCGGATCTCGAGTGCTGGCTTCGCAGCGAGCGCGCGCTCCTGTCGAAGCATGCCAAGGTGGCGAAAGCCATCGATTACCTGTTGTCGTCCAACCACTGGCCGGGCTTCACGCGGTTCCTCGAGGATGGGCGGGTCTGCCTCTCGAACAACGCCGCCGAGCGCTCCTTGCGCGGTGTGGCTTTGGGGCGAAAATCCTGGCTCTTCGCCGGATCAGAACGTGGCGGCCAGCGCGCGGCGGCGATGTATACCTTGATCGGAACGGCCAAGCTCAACGACATCGACCCCCAGGCGTGGCTCGCCGACGTCATCGCCCGCATCTCCGACACGCCGGTCTCGCGGCTGCACGAGTTGTTGCCATGGAACTGGCAGAAGCAGGCACCCCGATCGGCCGAGGCTGCATGATGGCCCGGATCACCCATGTCCACACCATCGATGAGGTCGCAAGGAGGATCGGCGAGAACCTCGAACTCATCGAGATTGTCAGCGCCAATTCCGACAACATCGATTATGGCGAGATGATCTGGGTAGACGACGGCACCGAGGAGGGGATCAAGACCTTCACAGACCGTGGCATCGAATGCCTTCAAGAACTTCTCGCGGACATACGGACATGGGAAGGCGGCATCCGTGAGTTCCTGCGCGACGAACAGTGTGATCCCAAAGTCATCGAGAGCATCATGGCCGACGAGAAGAACTGCTGAGGCAAGACGGCCCTCGGCGGAACCTTACGCCGTGTTTAAGGGCTTCGGCTGCGACAACTACGCGCCTGATCCCGCATGACGCTGTAATCGGCGATCATCTCGGCGATAGCCGACGCCTCCGGCAGCAGATTGAGCTCGTCGGCCGCGCGCGCCTGGAACTCACGGCTGTACTCGATGACGGGAGGGCAGACGGTTGCGAGGTGCGGTTCAGAAGCGACCGTTGCGCAGCCGGTCAGCAAGCTCGTCGCGGTCGCGAGGACGGCGAGCTGCCGCATCCAGCATCCGGTGTTGAACATCATTGGTTTCCTCCAATGTTTCGAGACGTTCGGCGAGGCGGCCCGTGCGTTCACCGGAGCGCCGGAGTGCGAACAGGAACAGGAGCACTGTGAGCGCGATGGCGCCGTAGCGGAGAGCCGTCCGGGCCCACGGGTTGGTGGCGAACCCAGCGAGGAGCGCACCAATCATCGGCGGCCCCGCTTCCAATCGTCCAGCCGAGCGTAGATCGTGATCGCGATCCCGCCGAGCGCCACGGCGATGAACACCCAGCGGAGCGTGTCGAGGTACGGCACCAGCGGCAGGATGGCGGACTGGGTCTCAGCCAGGACGCTCTGGGCGACCTCGACGCCCGCGGCGCCCAGCGTAGCCACACCGGCGGCCCCGCCGCCCTTCATGGTGCGGCTGTCGGCCAGCACTTCGCGCGCAGGCGGCGTTTCAGCCGCGAAAGCCGTCGCCCGGATCGGGAAGCGCTCGCCCCACTGGCGAGCGGGCCCGAGATCGACATGGATGAATCCCGAGCGCGGATAGAAGCCGAAGCCGAGGAACCCGACCTCCCGTGCCGCCGCCTCGAATGCCGCAGGGTCGTGGTTCGCCATGGCGATGTCGAAGGCGGCGCCGTCGAGGTGCTTCGACCGAGTGGCGCCGCCCACGGCGCGGTTGTGCTCGGGGCTGCGATAGGCGGAGCGGACGATCAGCGGCTTGCCGAGCCGGTCGCGCAGCGCCTGCAGCTTGTCGAGCGCCGGTTCGTTGATCAGCAACTTGCCGGTGCCCCGGCAGGCGATTTCTGCGGGCGAGAAGTTGGGCCAGCGCCAGGTGCCCTCGGGCGCCTCCCGCCAATGGTCGTAGAAGGTCGTGGTCATGTGGGTCCTCCAAAACGAAAAACCCGCCTCGAGGGCGGGTCATTGCGGGCTGATGAATGGCGAATGGTGAGCGGCTACGGGCTGCCGCCGAAGATCTTGAGCTTGATGGCGATGCCCGCCAGCAGCGCCAGCATGACGCCGGTGGTGATCATGCGGACTGCGGTCTGCATGGCGGTGCGCCGCACCAGCCGGATGCAGTCCACGAGGGAGCGCAGATCGCGGATGTCGAGCGCGGCCTCGTCGCCGTCGAGGCCGACATCGGCCAGCGCGCGCTTCGCGCCTTCCTCGGCCGCCCGGGTCAGGATCGCCTCGAATTCGGCGTCGGGCATGCGCACGAAGCCCTCGGAACGGGGTGGTGTCATCGGGTCCTCCTTCTGCCGCTCAACCGATCTTGCAGCCCCAGAAGGACGTGTGGTCGGCCGCGAAGTAGCCGTCCGCGACCCGGAAATACCCCTGGAGCTCGACGGTATCGCCCGCAGTCAGCGGCACCATGGTCTGCAGCCAGATGGCGGTGGCGAGCGAGACATGGGTGGCGGAGATCTCGCCGAGGGAGCCATGGATTTCCGTCGCGCCGTTCAGCACCAGGCGCCCGCGCATGCGGGCCGTGGCGCTGGCGTTGATCTTGTAGAGCAGCGTCGCGCCGAACAGGTAGGTGCCGTCGACCGGGGCGACGAAGTGGTTGTTCGCGGCGTCGAACGCGCCCTGATCGTTGGTGTCGGTGTTGTTGAGGCCGATCTTCGTCCATGTCCCGACACCGACGTAGTTGTCGTAGTTCGTGTACGCCTTGAAACGCGGCAGCCGGGGCTGATCGACAATGCCGGTGGCGTTGTCGACGCTGAGCCCGTCGAAGAAGGTGCTGCCATCGGCGGAGACCGCCAGCCGGAAGCGGTCGGACCCGAACAGCCCGAGCAGCGCCTTGGTCACGAAGCCGGTTTGCAAGGTCAGGCCGAGATCGTCGCCCGCCCCCTCCTTGTTCATGGTGTGGAAGAGATCGCCCGTCCCTCCCTCGGCCACGGTCCTGGCGGTCCAGAGCGCGGCATTCAGCTTGGCCGAGAACGGGTTCGACGCATCCGCCGTCGTGCCCAGCCCCAGCAGCGCCATGTTCTGCAGCGCCGCCGGTGTGGTCCCGATCCAGCCCGCGCCGTCGTAGACCAGCAGCAGTCCTTCGTCCTCGACCCACGCGCGCCAGCCGGTCCGTGGTGGAAGGCGCAGCCAGGCGCCGTCGGTCCAGAGCGCGACGTTCAGATCCCAGCCGGACCAATCGCCCGTCGCGCCCGAGCCGACGATGTAGCGATCGCCATCGGTGGGGCTGCCGGGCGGCGCTGTCAGATCGCGGTCGAGCACGGAAAGCTGCACGAGCCCGTCGAGGATCCGCAGCGCCTCGTTGTGGGTGACATGCTTCTGGGCCTGCGCCGCCAGGATGTAGGGCAGCAGGAGATGGGTCGTGGCGTCGGACATGGGATGGCCTTCAGAGTATCAGCGTGACGGTTTTCGGCGCCCCCCGCCCCACGAGGGCGGAGAGCTGGGAGATGCGGATGTCGAGCGTGTCGCCGGGGCCGAGCGGCCCGCCCCAATCGGCGGTCTGCTGGGCGACGGTGTAGACGGCGCTGGTCGTGGATGCGCTGAGCACACGTTTCACGCCCGTGCCGTCGAGGATCTCGACCTCGTAGGCCTCCAGCTCCTCAGCCAGCGGCACCTCGAGCCCGCCCCAGCTGTCGGCGGACAGCGCGCGGGACCGGCGCGTCCAGCGGATCGTCAGATCGCCGGGCGTGCGCGGCCTGCGCCAAGGCTGCTCGACATGGGCCACGGAGAACGGACGGAGCCCGATGCCCGCAGGCGTGAAGGCCTGTGCGACATAGGTCTCGTCGCTGACGGGGCGGCTCGCCGGGCCGATACGCCAGTTCCAAGGGATCCCGAGATCGGTCTCTGCAATCGGCAGGGACGCGAGCGCGGTGTCCAGCACCACCACGCGTGCGCCTGCCGGAGCCGGGTTGCCCATCGCACCTTCGGTGCCGCGCTGACCGCGCAGGAGCCGGGTGAGCCGATACCGGCCGGGCGCGAGCAGTTCGGCCGCACCCGCCTGCACGATCTCCCAGATGCCGGGCGCGCTCTCGATGGCCAGCGCGTTCGCCCCGCCGAACAGCGTCAGGTCGGTGACGCTTTCCAGCGTGCCGGTCAGCAAATCGACCACCAGCGCGTTTCCGGGATCGAAGCGCGAGGTCGGCCCCGCGAAGAGGTCCGAGACCAGTGCCCCGATCCGGGCGCGGCTGCCGAAGGTCGTCAGCAGATCGAACCCATCGGTCGCGGGGCTGCGGAACACCGCCATCTCGCCCGGCCACGGAACCGCGTGCGCGGCGACCAGCGGCCGATGCGCGGGCTGGTCCTCGGTCAACTGCGGCAGATCCATCAGCACGGCATCCGGCGCGCCGAAGATGACGACCCGCGTCAGCGACGCCGCGCGCGGATCGCCGGGCGGCAGGTCGTAGGTCGCGCGGTCCTGGCGCACCGCCTCGACGCCGCGCGCCTCGGCGTCGGCGATGGAGACGAGCCGCAGATCCACCAGCCGCCCGTCATGCGCGAGCCGGATCGCGTCGGCCGGATCGAGCGCGAGCTGCGAGGGCGGCAGACGGAACGCCGCGGTCTCGCGCCCCACCCACGCCTCCATCAGCGCGCGGCGGCAGCGCCGCTCGGCCTCCTCGGGCGGCACCGCCATCGGGAAGGACTCCGAGGCGATGCGCGTCGTATCCACGGTGATGCGCCGCGCCTCCACGAGGGCCGCGTCGTAATCCTCGTCGGCACGGGCGACCTGCCATTTCAGGGCCTGCGGCAGTTCGGTCTCCTGGCCGCGCGTCAGCTCCAGCACGTCGCCCTCGCGGGCGGCCACCAGATCGTCGGGCGCGAGAGTGGCGACGGAGGCCCGGCCGCGCATGACGAAGCGGATCACCCCCTCGGTCTCCACCGCGTCGAAGCCGAAATGCCGCGACAACGTGGTGATCGAGGCGCGCGGGCTTTCCAGCGCGGTGATGGCGTAGCCCTCGACCGCGCCCCAGAGGCCCGTGACATCGATCCGGGCTTCCGGCAGCCCGGCGCGCAGGCAGAGGTGCCGGACGAGCGCGGCGAGCGAGACTGCTCCCAGCCGTCCGGTCAGCCAGTGGCCGAGCCGCCAGTTTACCCCGTCCGTCCAGACATCGGTCAGCGCCGGGAAGAATGGGTACGGCCGCGCGTCCCATGTCCAGGCGGCGCATTCAGGCACATGCACCATCCGGCCGCCGTAAACCGAGGACACCGGGTTGTTCGCAGCGTCGCCCCACCAGAGATAGGTCGCCTCGAGATAGGCCCGCTGGATCGCGTCGTCGCGCCAGCCCCGCGAGAAATGAGGCACGAAGCTCTCCGACGATTTAGGGTCGAAGAAGACATTCGGCTGATTGGTGCCCCGGTCGATGGCCGGGCAGCCAAGCTCGGTGAACCAGATCGACTTGGATTGCGGCACCCATGCCGTGGGTGTCCCGCTCTCCACTCCGCCCGGGCGGTTGTAATGCGCGTTCGACCACCAGGCGCGCAGATCCTTGTAGCGGAAGACCCACGGCTTTGCCGCAGCACCGTCGGTGATGGGCGTGCGGACTTGCGCTGAGCGGTCTGCGGCGCTGGCGTAGAACCAGTCAAAGCCTTCGCCGCCAGTAATGTTCGCCTGCAAATAGGCGCGGTCGTAGATCGCGGGCCAGCCCTCGGTCGCATCGGCATGCTCGAAGCCGTCCCGCCAGTCGGAGAGCGGCATGTAGTTATCGATCCCGATGAAGTCGATCTCCGGATCGGCCCAGAGCGGATCGAGATGGAAGAACACGTCGCCCGAACCGTCGCGCGGCTGATGCCCGAAATACTCGCTCCAGTCGGCCGCGTAGCCGATCTTGGTGCCGGACCCGAGGATCGAGCGCACATCGGCAAGCAGGTCCCGATAGGCCTGCACCGCGGGATAGGTGGATGCGCCCGAGCGGATCGTCGTCAGCCCCGGCATCTCCGTGCCGATCAGGAACGCATCGACCCCACCCGCCGCCGCGCAGAGATGGGCGTAATGCAGCACCATGCGCCGCAGGCCCCAGTCACTAGGCGATCCGGTCCAACTAACACTCGTGCCCGACACGCTGAAGCTCGCGGGCGTGGCCCCGCCGAACAGCGCCGACACCTGCGTGGTGGCCGTGGTGGTCTTGTCCACTGTCCCGGCGTAGCCTGCCGCCGGCGAACAGGTGATCCGGCCGCGCCACGGGAACGCGGGCTGTACCGTCTCGACGGCATTGTCGGAATACGGGTTCGGCAGGCTGTTCCCAGGCGGCACATCCATCAGGATGAACGGATAGAAGGTGACCCGAGGCCCCCGGGCCTTTATCTCCTGGATCGCCTGCACCACCGCGAAATCTGCGGGCGTGCCGCCATAGACCGGGCGATCCTGATCGTCGCGACTGACCAGAAAGGCATTGGCGCGGCTGATGCCATTCACGGACCATGCCGACGGCGTGGTGGTCTTGGCGGTGACCTCGACGCCGGGCCGTACCTTGCAATTGCCTGCCCGCAGATCGTCCCCGAACCAGGCCACCACCAGCGACACACTCTCGACCTTCGGCGCCATCGCCTGCAGCCGATCCAGTGCCACCACCATGTCGGCGGTATCGGTGAGCGCGTTGAGGTTCTCGGGCTCTGACGACCCGCCGCTGCCCTTGCGAATACCCTGCGTGGCATAGGCGAACTCGCCGGATGCCGGGATCATGGTGACGGCCTGAGTCAGCCCCTCCGCCGTGTCCGGATCGGCAAGCGGGCGGAACACCTCAAAACTCAGCTGCGGGATGCGGTTGCCATAGGCGCCGAGCGGCAGGTCCTCGAAAACGACATAGGCGGTGCCGCGATAGGCAGGCGTGCTCAAAGCGCCCATCTTCGCGGATATAAACGGATCGGCCGTCTGACTCTCATCGCCCGGATACCAGCGCCAGGTGATCCCAGCGGTGTCAAGGAGCTTACCGTCGGCCCAGATGCGGCCAATGCCGGTGATCGGCCCCTCGCAGAGCACGACCGCGAAGCTCGCGTAATAGAAATACTCGGTCGTCTTGACCTTGCCGCCACCCCCACCGCCCTTTCCACCACCCTGCGTGGTGGTCTTCGTCTCCTCGCGGAAATCCGTCGCCCAGACGATATTGCCACCCATGCGCATCCGGCCATAGAGGCGCGGGATTACCGCCCCTTCGGTGGCCGAGGTGATGCGCAGATTGTCCAGCCGCGCGCCTTCGATCCGCTGGGTTGGTGCCAGTGACGAAATGATCCAGCTGTCGACGACCGAGCCGATGGTGGAGCCGATGAAGCCACCGATGGTGGCGGCGCTGACGCCGAGGATCGCGCCGCCAATGCTGCCGCCAATGGCAGCGCCAGCGGCACCGAGAACGAGGGTGGCCATGGGGGGATCTCAGCGTTGTGGAAAGAGGAAGGCAAAGGCGATGCGCCGCCGCCACGATGGGGCGAGCAGTTCTTCGATCACGCCAAGGCGCTCATAGGCGTGGAGGAAACTGTCGGGCCCGGTGAGGATCCCAACATGCTTGGCAATGGCGCGGGGCTGCATGCGAAAGAGGACCAGCGCGCCCGGAACAACATCAGAAGGTGCGATCTCCGGCATCATGCGCCGAGCGCCATCCGCAAGAACCTCACGCGGCCCGGTCTCGCCCCAGTCGCGGCTGTAGGGCGGGATCGGGAACGGCTCTGGCCCGACCACCTCGCGCCAGATGCCGCGGGCCAGCCCAAGACAGTCGCAGCCAACGCCCCGAAGGCTGGCCTGGTCGTGATACGGCGTGCCCAGCCACGACCGCGCTACCTTGATAACGCGCTGTGATTTGGCAGCATTCAAAGCACCGCCCCCTCGTGCCCACCATCCTTGGTGGCATAGCGGAGAACCGCATCCTGGCCGGGGATGTGCGGGAAGCCACGAAAGTTGACGGTATTTGCGAACTTCGCGCCGCATGTCTCCAGGCGCTTGTCGCACCCCGCGCGGACAATGAAGGCGTCACCTTCGGCGATGGATCGTACCGGAGCTTCGAGCAGTGTCAGCACCGCGATGCCGTCAGTCAGGTCATGTGCGATGATCTCGGCGCGCCGACCGGCATTCGTGCCGTTTGTCCATTCGACGGTGCCGAAGGTGAACCAGCCAGACGAAAAACTGCCGAGCCCTGATGTTGTGAAGGCCCGGTCGCGCAGGAGATCGATGACGCCGCCTGTACCCTTGAAGGTGGGCCCCTCGAGATCGACCCCGCAGCGCGCATCCCCGAGCGCGGCATCGCAGGTCGTTTGAAACGTCCGGCCAACCGTCTGGCCGAGAACATGGGCCAGCGAGCGCACCTCGGCCACGAAGACCAGACGTCCGCGCCGGATCTGACCGATGGCGCCGCGTCGCATCAGCACGCGTTGGCCGGTGTCCGCCCAGTTCACCCGCCAGACCTCGACCTCGGCGTTGTCCCAGCGGCCATCCAGAATGTCGGTCTCGGTGATCCGGTCGGAGGTCAGAACGCCCTCAGCATCCTGCGCGTCGACCGACAGGTCCGAGCCCGAGCGCACCTCTGAAGCCGTCAACCCGCTTTCCGGCTCGAAATAGGTGCCGTCGAAGCTCAGCGTCCGGTCATGATCGGTGAAACCAAAGGTCACACCATCTGAACGCGTAATGCGCCAACACCAGGCAAGCGTCGTCGTGCCCTCGTCGAGATGGGCCTGCAGGTCAGGGGTGATGCTTTTCATCGGCGGAGTTCCAGTAGTGGGATGGAGGTGATCGAGCCCAGCCGCTCAAGATCGAGCGTCACGTCGAGGACGTCGCTGTCGAAGCGGACCGGCACGTCGAACTCGAAGCCTGCGGTGATCGCGACGCCGGAACCCGGCGCGGTGTTGAAGATGATAACGCCGGTCGTGGCATCGACCGACCAGCCGGAGAGCTGCTCCACCCCACCAAGCGCGATCCGCACACTACTTGCCACCGGCTTCGCGATGGCGCGCGTCCATGATTGCGCGCCGGAGGCGTAGCGCTTGACCAGCTGGAATGACGTCATCGCGCCATCGCCGGTGCCAATCGCCTGATCGGTGGGAGACGGTGTGCCCGAGGGCAAACAAGACTTGTGGTCGCCCCAATCCTTGAACCGGAAGCCATGCAGCCGCCCGTTTCGTGCTTCAAAGAAGGCAACGACCGCCGCAAGATCATCAGCGCGGCGGATACCGTAGGCGACGTCGTAACGGCGGCGCGAGTTGGACCAGCTGGCGTTGCGCTCCTCGTCGCCCGATGCCAGTTCGACGATCTGGGTGCGCCGCTCCGGCCCTCCCCGTGCGCCTCGGCTGATATTGTCGGGAAACCGGACCTCGTGAAAAGCCATCACATGCCCCTCCGCCCAAGCGATACGGCGCGAGCGATATCGGCGGCGACCTGCGTGCGCGATTGTCGGAAGCTTTCGGCGTCGCGGGCCATGATGGTCACGTTCACACCGCCGCCTCCGCCATAGGATTGCGCCTCACGCCGCGACAGCACACGCTCGCCCCGCTGCAGGATTGCAGGCACCTCATCGTGGCGGAGCCCTGCAACGCCGCCGGAGTGCATCCGGGGCGCAGCCGCGAACGCCATCGCCGGGACCATCCGGCTTGGTGCGGAGGCACCTACCATGCCGCCCGCATGCAAGATGCTCGCGAAAATCCCGCGGGCACCCCCAAGCGCGCCGGAGAGTGCATTGGCGATGGGCCCGAGGATAAATCGACGTGCCGCCAGCTTGGCGAGATCGGCCAAAAGCGAGGTGACCAGATCGCGGAAATCCAGCTTGCCGGTCTTCACGAAGTCTCCGACCGCGTTCTCTGCCGACTGAAATGCACCGACCAGCGCCTGGCCGATATCCCCGCCAATCTCCCTCGCTTTGCTCGCATAATCGCTGAGAGCTGCGGTGACTGCCTGCCAGCCGGTGACGGCGGCTTCGGTGTTTGGTTCGGCGGCAGCGGCTGCTTCCCCGGCCACAGCGCCTGCACCCGTGGCCGCACGTCCGGCATCGCCAAGGGTGGTCTCCAGTTGCTCAGCCGCGTCCGTTGCTTCGGTCAGCGCGTCTGCGCCACCCTCACTGCTGCCCTGCACCGCGTCACGCAGGGCCTGCCAGCTGGCGAGTGGCGCACGCGCGCCTTCGGCCAAATCCTGCGCGGTACCGCGATAGGTATTGGCTGTGGAAAGGGCGGTATTGGCCGCTGCAGTAAGCCCAAGATCGGGAGCCGTGAGCGGATTGTCCGCAAAAGCCCGGTCGAAGGCGGATTGCGCGGCGGTGGTCGCAGCCGTCGCGGCACCCTCGAAACGGTTCTCGATCTGACCCAGTTCGAGATCGGGGATGATCGAAATACGTCGCTCGGACCCAAGCGCTTCCAGCCCCTGGTTGATGCCGCCGATGAAGCCGTTGATGCGCGAGACCACGCCATTCAGCATCGCCTCGACACCGTCGATCAGGCTGTTGGCCGCCTGAAACGCCAGATCGCCGATGGCCGCCGGGAGCATGCCCCAGATCGCCTTGATCGCCTCATAGGCTCCCTCAAACGTGTTCGCAGCCGTGTTGCCGAAAGCTACGACGCTCTCGATGGCGCTCTGCATGCCGGAGGCCGCATCCGCCTTCAGATCGAAGAACATCGCCGTGGCCGCAGCTCCCGCTGCAGCAGCCCCCATCTTGATGCGGTCCCAGACATCGACCGCGAGGTCCTTCAGAAGGGACATTGCCTCGCCGAACCCGCCCGCGCCAGAAACGAGACGGGTGAACTGATAAACGAGTTCACCCGCACCGACGATCAGCGCCCCAATGCCGGTTCGGATCAGGGCCCCACGAAGCAGGACCAGCGCCGTGGCAAGCCCGCGCACGGAAAGAGCTGCAGCCGCCATCCCGGCGACCCAACGACCCGCGAGGAAGGTGGCAAAGGTTGCGGCATAGGTTGTCAACCGGCCGATATTCTCGAAGAGCCCATCGATCGCCATCCCGAGCGGCCCGGTTCGGTTGGCCACCGCCGCCATGGCATTCGCCACGGCTTCAAGCGCCGGGGCAGCAGCGACCGCCAGCTGGTTAGACAGCCCACGCCAGATCAGGCCGAGCCGCGAGATCGCGTCGTTTGTCCGCTCGATCTGGTCGGCGTCCTGTTCGGACACGACCACCCCGAAGGCGAGGACGTCCTCAGTCGCCTGGCGCAGCGTCGCGGTGTCGATCCGCGACATGGCGATGGAGCCTTCCTCGCCGAAGAGCTGGCCTGCGACCGCCGCGCGTTCTGCGGCGGGCACGAAGTTTTCGATGGCGGCGTTGATCGCCCCCACTCGCTGATCCAGAGGCAGGGAAATCAGGTCGGCAGCCGACAGCCCCAGCCGCTCCAGCGCATCGGCAGCGGGTCCGGTCCCGGCGGCGGCCTGGCTGAGGCGGCGTGTCAGATCCTTTGTCGCCTGCTCGATGCCCGACATGGAAACACCGGCCAGCTCACCCGCACGTTCGAGGGTCTGGATCGAGGCGACCGTCGTGCCAAGCGACTGCGCGAGCTTGGCCTGCGCGTCGACGGTTTGAAGCCCCGCGCGGACCATGGCCACGCCAGCGGCGGCTGCGGCCGCCACGGCGGCAGCGGCAGCCACTCCGACACGGCGGGAAAACGCCGCGAGCCGGGTGTTGGCCGCCTCCATCTCCCGGCTGAGCCGCCCGAACCCGCGCGCCCCGGCTTCACCGACACCTTCCAGCTCGGCGCGCACCTGTCGGCCGCCGACGGCAGCAAGTCGGACAGAGACGCGCTTTTCAGCCATTGGATTGATCCATCTGTTCGTTGAGTTTCGCGACCATCACCACCTCGACGACGGGCAGCAGTTCAGCTGCTGCGGCAGGTAGCATGCCGAGTGCATCGGCCAGCGCCAGTGCTGCCGACATGTCCCAGCCAATGACCGCGCCGGGCAGCACACGCAGCTGACCGCCGAGGCGACCGACCAGGTCCCAGACCTGCCAGCCCTCGAATGTGATGGGACGGTTCAGCCGCGCCGGGCAGTCTTGGCAGGTTTGCGCACAGGCTTCGCAGTAGCGATCGCCCCCGCCGAAGGACCATTCGGCGAGAGCGCGGAGACGTTTTTTTCCTGTTCCAGCAGCAGGCCCTTGGACACATAGGTCAGCTGGAAGGCCTCGAAGATTGGCCAAATATCCAAGAGCGCATCGATGGCTTCAGGGTACGGCTCGATTGCGTTGCCGTCGCCATCGCCGATGCCCTCCCAGGCGAGGACCGCCCGCCGCGCCAGCGCCTTGGCGAAGGCAACGGCGCGTTCCTCGTCGCTGGCCTCCTCTGGCATGCTTTCGACAACCGGATCGCTACGCGTCGCGACCATCACGGCCGTCGTCAGCGGGCGGAGTTGCACCCGCACGCCGGGCACAAGGTCATGCCAGCGGGGCGCGTTCGTCAGATCGAGAGTGAGCATCAGTAGGTCTCCACATCGTTCAAAAGGGTCGCCGTGCACATCCGCCCGACCGTGCTGTCGCGGGCGGCTTGCCAGTCGAAAGTGGCCTGCACGCCCTGCGGCCCGGAAATCTCGATCCGGGGGCGCGGCAGGTAAACGGCGTGCACGGTGAAGGTGAAGCTCTCACCAGAGGGCAGCACATAGGCGAACTCAAGCTCGCAGGGATCGCCATTGATTGCCTGCGTCACCAGCGTCTGGTCTGCGAAGCGGACCTCGATGGAGCCGGTCAGCGCGGCAATAGACGGGTCTGCTCCATCAATGCGGCCGTCCGAACGGATCGTCTCGATGCGGTCGAGGTTGTTGGCATAGGTGATGTCGGCTGAAACCACATTGCCGAGGGCCGATCCGTTTCGCGTGATCGCTCCGTTGAAATGGCCGAAACGCTGCAATTCGAGCGCCGCTGGCGTGCCTGCACTTGTCGTTGTGCCTACGGTCTCACCCTGCGCCACGAGCCGGGCCGTTGCGGTCAGCAGACCGGAGCGCTGCATCTGCCAGTTGATCTGGTCGAGAACGCAGCCGGAATACATCGCATAGCGCGGCACCTCGGGCATGCCGGTCTCGATGGACATACTTGGCAACGTCCAGGCCCCCGACTGAAACTCGTGGGTCCAGGGGCCGGTGCCTGTCGTGGTCGGGTCGCCAAAGGCAGCTTTCAACCAGAACCCGAAGGCCTCGGCGTCAAGCGGCACGACAACATCGCCGTCGGCCGTCACCGCATCCTTGATCGGCGCCAGAGGATCCCGGTCGTAGCCCAGAAGTTCCGAGTTCAGCAGCGGCTGCTCCGCCCCCAGCGATGTGCTGGCGAAGGGCATTTTCGTGAAGCCGCCCACGGGGGGCGTTCCATAGGTTGTCTCGAACGCAAGCGCCATCTGCGCCCGCGCCCCTTGGGCTCGTGCCATCGTGTTCTCCTCGGGTTGTCGGGATCAGCTGAGTGGATCAGCAGTTGAATAGTGCAGCAAAATCGCAATGACGGCGGCCTTTAGAATTGCCGCGCCCTCGACCGGCAGATCGACCGGTCGGGGTGCTTCGGCCTCGGCCCAGTCACAGAGGCCGCCAAGTGTGCGGTCGGCGGCAATGGCCGCGCCAATGCTGGCGCACAGCGTATCGAACGAGGCATCGCGGTCGGCACCCTGCACGACTGCTTCGATCTCGGCGCGGTGCTGGTAGTGGTAGCGCAGCGGCGACAGCGTCACCCCGGGCTCCCCCGGCTCGCCATCGCGCAAGATCAGCAGGCCCTCGGCCGGGACGCGCTCAGGCAGCACCTCACTGCGCAAGGCGGTGGCGGGCAACGCCGAGATCCGCGCGTGTAGCGCGGTGAGGATGGTTTCGCGGGGGGTCGGCATCTATTTCTCCAGCGATGAGTCCTTATTGATTGACCCAGCCGCGTTACTCGACAACGTTTCCATAAAGAATTGAGGCAGTTTTCTATGTCAGCAGCACTTACCAAGTTCTCAGAGCAACTCGTGCTCGTAGATCAACTGATTTCTATTCATGGGAAATTGCAGACCGGAAGAGGAAGACGTCACGAACAGGACGCGCTTCACCGCGCTGGTGTTGTCCTTACCGTTGCTGCTTGGCAGGCATATAATGAAAAGGTGCTGCTAGAGGCCCTAGCTGCTATTGCTGCAAACCTTCAAGATCCAGCAGCCGCCGCTCCAAGTTGGGCACTCCAGACATTCAACATGAGACGCGCGCAACTAGCCAGCTCGGTCAAGAAATTCAACACTCCGAACGATGTCAACACTCGTGATCTCTACCTTGATTCACTTGGTTTCAATCCTTGGCCCTCTTGGGAATGGCGACAAGGCCGTCGACAATGGGACGCTGATGAAGTGCGACGGCGCACTAACACATGGGTCCTGGTTCGCCACTCAATTGCGCACGGGTTCGAATTGCCAAATAATGTTCCTTGGCTACGGGGCGAAAATGCAGACGCGCGATTGACCCTAGGATTATTGAAAGAATGCCGCGCCCACTTTGTACATCTAACATCTAAAATAGACGCGGCATTCAGCGATCATCTAGTCATGGATCACAACTTACCAAGACCGTGGTAGTAATACTCAAAGCCTTTCCTCCACCCAGTTCGACACAATCAGCCTAGGTACGCTGTCCAGCGCTTGCTCTGCGTCGCGGTCGAGGTTCAGCCGCTTCGGCAACTTAACCTGCGGCACCAGAAGGAAGATCGGCGCGGTCACCTTGCCTCGGCCGGTCTTTGAACGTGACACCACCGCCTGTCCCTTGGTGTTCAGCCGCCCCTCGGCCACCAGCAGGCTCGGGCCCGTCCGGCGATAAACGAAGCGCAGGCGCAGGCCGCGTCGCCGCTCCCATTCACCCGGCGTGATCCGGCCGCCGCGCGTGGATTTGCCTGCAGCAGGCAGCGGGATCACAAGCCAGAACCCATCTTTCGAGCGGATCAGCGGGCCGGTGTCATGCGCGCCGACGATGACCGGGGCTTTGGACCAGACCAGCGCAGCCGCATCGAGGCTTTCGCCCGACCTCGGGAAGTTCTGGTTGCGGATCGAGTTGGCGAGCCGCCGTCCGAGCCCCGCGCCAGTGATCTGTGTGCGCCAGGCAGTCTTGAGCCCGCTCCCGGCCTCGCGCATGGCAGCTGTCACCGCCAGTTCGCCCGCCGCGACCTCCGCTGCCATCATGGCCACGATGTCGGGATTTATGTCGAGCTTCAGTTTCACGCGGGCCTCAGATCGACGGTCAAGACCAATCGTTCCCGGTCACGAACAGGCTCCCCCTGAATGAGGAAGGCATCTCCGTCGATTTCCAAGCGGTCACCCGGACGCGGGGCCGGAACCTCCGCGACGCGCAGGTCGACCCGAGTCGTTTCCGACCAGAGCCGGGCATCGCCGAAGTCGGAAATGGCGTCGGCCTGCCGGGAGACGACGCGCACCAGTACGGGCGTGCCGCCATCGGAGGTGTAGACTCCCTCTCGCCCGATGTTGGGATCCGCGAACAGCGCATCCACAATGGCGGCAAACGCCGTCATCAGAAGCTCGCGTTCAGGCGCACCCGGCCGATCAGGTCGCCAGCGCCGCCCGCAACGGCTTCGGTGGCCACGCCGATCAGCGTATTCGCCGTGGCGGTCTTAGTGGCTTCCTTGTTGGTGTTGTCCCAATAGACTTTGTCGCCTGCGGACCAGGCTTGAGATGCGACCTTGTTCAGGTCGAAGACGCCGACAAGCGCAGCCTCGACCGTTTCGGCATTGGCAGCATCCCCGGCGGCCACGCCGAAGATGGAGCCGACGAGCAGGCCGTCGCCGGAGGTCACGGCATAGGGCGCAGTCAGGGTGATGGTTTTGCCGGGCTGGACGTAGTTTTTCATTGCGGGTTCCTTTGCAAACAGGAACGGGCGGCCCGATTGGACCGCCCGTCAGAGGTGAGATGTCTGGAATGGCTCGGTTATGCGCCCGGGTTCTTGTAGAGACCGCGCCAGTCGATGGCTTTTGCACCGAAATCGAGGCGGCACTTGATCTCGACGCCATCGACGTCGAAGCCGTTGCGGGTCTCGATGTACGCGCCCTGCTGGCCCTCGAGATAGGCGTATTCGATGGTGTCGATCTGGTTCGGGCTTGCCGCCAGATACCAGGCGGTTTCGCTCACGGCATCAAGCCGGGGCTCCGAGATCGGGGCCAGCGTCCGGATCGATTGCGGCACCACGTTCGCGGTCGCGGCGGGCACTAGGTTTTGGGCGACCATCTGCTCGGCCTTCAGTTCCAGCGACGCGGGAACGATCAGGAAAGCGGGCCGGACGTTCAGCACCGTCTTCTTGTCGAGGCCGGTCTGCTTGGCCATGGCAGCCCGGGCAGCGCCTACCGCCTCGACGGCCAGCGCCGCGCCGGTCCCTGCGAGGTTCTTGTGGGTGGTGTGGAAGAGCGCGTTGCCATCGGCCATCGCCGGGTTGGCGGTGATGATGCCCCAGACCACGTCCGACTCGAGCTGCGCGATGGAGTTGCCGTACATCGCCGGGATCCGGGTGAAGGCGTCGAGATCATCGTTAATCAGCGTTTGGCGGGTGATCGCGACCACCCGGCCATAGGTCTTGACCTTGTAGCTCTCTTTGCTCTCGCCGAGCGTGCCGCGCTTGAATTCACCGCTCTCGCCGACCTCCAGCAGTTGCGGAGCTTCGCCAAGCTGCACCCGATGCATCGCCTTGAAATCGGTGGCGAGAACCTGGCGGCAGAACAGCATGAAGGTCCGGGGATAGGCCTCATAGGCCTGCCGCAGGGTCTTGTTGGTGACCGCCGACAGGATCTCGGGGAAGTCCGAGGTCGAATGCAAGGCCCGCGTTGCCACCTCGTCGCGCGACAGGCCGCGCGTATTGACCCCGGCATTTCCGAGGCTTTCGCGGGCCAGTTCCATGAGCGTCATGCCGCGATACTGGCGGGCGGCATCTTCCAGAGTGAAGAGCGTCGGGCTGTAGCGGTGCAGGAGTGCGTTGGCCACGGCGTCACGGCGGGTGATCTGCTCGTCACGGCCACCCAATGGGATCGACACCTGGCTGAAGGTGCGGGTTTCCTCGGACGTGGCGGCCACCTGATCGAGGATCAGACGGCGGGCCTCATCCACGTCGGTGCCACGTTTCACAAGTTCCTCGGCGAAGCTGCGCTTGAGGTTCAGTCGGCCCGCCAAATCATAGATCGTGGAGACGCGGTCGCGTTCGATCTCGCGGGCCCGGGTCGCGACGGCTTCGGTATCGGGCGCGGCCGCAGTGTCGGCCTTCTGCGGCTTCGGCTGCGCGCGGGTCTCAACGGCAGCGACCTTCGGTTCGGCCACAGGCGTCTTGGGTTCAGTCATGGTGGTGTCCTCGGTCGCGACTGTGTCGCTGGGCTTGTCTTTGGCCTCTGCGGCCGGGGCGTTGGGTTTGTCCGTCATCGGGATGGCTCCTGTACTGGTGGGTGGGACGTCCCGGCGTTGAAGGACGCAAGTTGCAAGGTCGGATTGGGCGCGGAAGCCCGCAGCGGGATCGGCGCCAACTGGCACGGCGGACACCTCGAAGGGCGTCCAGTCGACAGCTCGCCAGAGTTCTCGGGCGGCTTCAGGTTTCGAGACCTCAAAACGGTGAACCTGATAGCCGATGGAGACCGCGCGGATGTGCCCCGCCTGGATATCGCGCCAGATCGGTTCGACATCTGCGCGCTCAGAAATCCGGACCTGAGCAATGCCGCGACCATTTTCGATGCGGGCAGACCCCGGCACGACCGAGCCGATCACGGCATCCAGCGTGTCGATCTCGTGCACCTTCAGAAACGGCGCGCCCGCATTCAGCCGATCCAGCCGCACATGGGTCGGGTCGAGGCTGAGCTCTTCTTCATAGGGCTCGCCAAACAAGGTCGACCGGCGAACCCGCGCCCCCGCCGACCAGATCACCTCGACGGTGCGGGCGTCGGTATCGGCTGAGTTCGGCGCAAGCTCCGCCGACCGGCGCAAGGCCGGGATTTCGATCATCGTGTCCATGTTGGTCAGTCCTGTTGGTCGGGCTCGGCCTGCGCCGGATCGGTGTCCGCGTCAGCGGTTGGCTCAGCGTCCGGTTCGTTGGCCCCGTTTTGGGATTGGGCGCTGCCGGTCTTGGTGACGCGGCGCGGATCGCTGTCGAGCACCAGCCCAAGGTCGTCGAGCTTGGCATTGGTTGCGGCGATCTCGGCCAGCACCGCGTCCGGATTGCGCCCCTGCCGTGCGATCACCTCCGCCAGCGTCATAGTCCCGGAGCGGATCGACAAGAGGTTCGCCATCGCGTCCTTCTGCGGATCGACCGCCTCGAATTTCGGCGGCGACCATTCGACGGGCACGTCCGGTGTCGGGATCTTGCCTGCCGCCCATGCAGCCTCGGTGAACCAGCGCCAGGTGGGCGCGCAGAACATTGGGATGAACAGCTGCCACTGCACGGCGTCGATCATCCGGCGGAACTCCACCAGTCCGGCGCGGATGGACGAGTAATTTACCTGAGACAGATCGCCGGTCAGCAGCTCGTAGGGCACCCGGAACCCGGCCGAGATCGTGTGCAGGCTGGCCCGCTTGTATTCGCCATAGCCGCCGGTGGCGGAGGGCTGGTTGAAGCGGATGTCCTTGCCGCCGCGGGCATAGGCGATCAGCCCCGGCTCGAACTGCTCGACCCGGTTCCCGTCGGCATCGACCACGGAGGGTGCGATGCCCTGCTGCGCCTCGTCATCTCCGAAGACTATGGCGGTGACGCAGGCCTCGGTCTTCTTGCGGACCAGTTCGGCTACTTCGTAGTCGTCGAGATCGCGCAAGCTGCGGATCACCGGCGCGCCCCAGGGCACACCGCGCGCCTGCGTGCGCTGTTTCTCATACACATGAGCGATCTCGGTCGCCGGGACCGGTCGGCTTTGTAGCCCGTTCTGCAACGCACCATAGGCGTCGCCCGGATGTTCGGCGTGTAACCAATAGGTGCGGCGCTTGCCGACCGGGTCGAACTCGATCCCTTGTACCAGGCGGCCCGCGCCGAGCGCGCCGGATTTCGTGGCGTCGAGGAAATCGGCTTCCAGCACCTGCAATTGCAGCGGCACCGGCAGCCCGTCTGAAGATCGGCGCAAGCGTCGGCGTACGAGAACCTCGCCCGCCTCGACCATCTCGCGGCAGATCAGCGTCTGCAGGCCGTAGAAGTCGAGCTGGCCGTCGGCGTCGCAGTCCGCTGTCCAGCGTTCGAACAGCGCATCGACCTTCCGGTCGAGCTTGTCGTCACCACTGGCGGCACGCGGCATGATGCCCGCACCGATGATGTTGTTGACCAGCACCGCCACGGCCTTGGCCGCATGCGGGTTGTTGCGCACGAGGTCGCGCATCCGGTCGCGCAGCAGCGCCCCGGCCACGCCAATCTCGGTGTCGGCGGAGGATCCCGGCGCGCGCCAGCCCTCGGTCCTCCGCCCACGCGCGGCTCCGTCATAGCCCCGCGTCAGAGTCTCGAAGGCCTGCCGCGCCATCACTCTCCGGGCGGCCATGCGCGGCGCCACCGTGGCGATGGCGTGGTCGAACCAGGTCGCCGACATCACCGATCCCCGCGCGAGAAGCCCGCAAGCCCGGCCACCGGCAGCGGCCGCGTGGTGCCCGCGATGGCGCGCTCGATGGTGCGGATGCGGGCGAGCAGGTCCTCGGCCGAGCCATAGTCGACGGACTTGCCGTCATAGCTGACCCGGGTCGTGCCGCTGGCATAGGCCCGGCGCAGCGCCGACAACTCGGTTTCCGTCCAGTCGGTCATTGTTGTTTCCCTGTCGGGCCGCTGGCCCTCTGCGCCTCTTGTTCAGAACCAACCTCCGCGCCGTCCGAGCCAGTCGGAGCGGCGCTTGCCCTGCGGGGCCTGTCCCGGCCGGTTGATCTGCCCGGCGGGATCGGTGTCGGTGGGGGCGGCCCCGAGCTGATCCTCGAGGTCGCGCCATTTCGCCTCAGACCAGCGGTCCGCGCCCGCGATCCAGGCGGCGGCGCGGGCATAGACCCGGCAATCCAGTGCCTCGTTGCGCTCGCGCAGCTTCTGCCATTCCAGCCGGGCGAAGCCGCGTTTGGTGCGCACGGTGACCAGCTGCTCGGCCACGAACTGCTTCTGCCATTCGTTCTCGATCCAGTGCGGCAGGTGCACCGAGCCGGGCGGGAACGCCGCGCCGTCGGCCATCTCCTGCTCGGTCGGCCGCGCCAGCCGCAGGAAGCGATAGGTCTCGGCCTTGAAGGTCGACACCGCCACGGTCCAGAGGCGTGCGCCCCGGCGCAGCCGCTTGCCGCCCTCGGTCGCGTCAACATAAGTCGGCCCCGACACCGGGCTTGCCCGATTGAACCCTTCGACGCCTTTCACGGGCGCGACCTGCGCAAACCCTTGAGCCCGCGACCAGCCATAGACCGCAGGGGCCTCGTAGCCGGTGTCGATGGCAAGCCGCGCGATCTTCAGATGCACGCCGCGTTCGTGCGTCCATGTCCGGTTCAGCAGTTCGGTCAGGTCGCCCCATGCCTCATGCCGGTCGGGCCCGCCCTCGATCACGATGTGATCGACGAGCCAGCTTTCCAGCCCTCGGCCCCAAGCCCAGATATCGACTTCGATCCGGTCTTTCTGGACGTCGCCGCCTGCCGTCAGGAATAACCCACCCGCAGGCACTATGCCCGGTTTCCAGCGCTCGCGGCGGTCGTAGAGCCGCTGCCAGTCCGGCGCTTCGCCGGTTTCGACCCACGTCTCGCCGAGGATCGTGTTGCGGAACGCCTTGATCGCCTCGTCCGACCCTTGGGCCGCGTCCCATGCCCGCACGATCCGCTCCCAACTCAGCCAGCCGATCGGCGAATAGAGTGCCGAGAGGTGATAGCCGACGGTGCCGGGATCTGCCGCCGTGGCAGTCGCGCGCCATTCGCCTGCCTCCAGCATTGCTGTCTTGTAGTGCTCTGCGATGGGCTGGTCGCAGCCCGCGCAGTGATATTCAGCCGTCTCCGGGCGGCCCTTCTGCCAGCGCAATCGCTCGAACTCCAGCCATTGGTCATGGCGGCAATGGGGGCACGGCACGAAGAACCGGCGCTGGTCGGAGGCCTCGAACTCCCGCTCGATCCGGCTCAGCCCCCGGATTGTCGGGGTCGAGACCAGGAAGACCTTGCGCCGATGGGCAAATGTCAGCGACCGCGCTTCGGCGAGCGTGACCGGATCGCCTTCGTCGTCAGCGGAGGCCGGATAGGCATCCACCTCGTCGAGGAAGATGTAGCGCGCCGGGGTGGACCGCAGCCCAACCGCCGAGTTGGCGCCGGTCATGATCAGAATGCCGCCCGCGAATTCCTTCGACAGCATGGTGTTGCCCGCGTCGCGCGAGCGCGCCGGTTTGACCCGCTCGCGCAGTTCCGGGCTTTCGTCGATCAGCGGATCGATCCGCTGGCGCGAGTTTCGTTTCGCCAATTCCACCGTCGGCTGGACCGCCAGCATCGGGCCCGGCGCCTGGTGGATCGCAAAGCCGATCCAGTTGTTGCCAGCTTCCGTTGCGCCAACCTGCGCGGCCTTCATGAACACGATCCGCTGGGTCGGATCGCCGGGCGACAGCCGGTCCATGATTTCGCCCATGTAGGGCGTACGCGCCGTGCGATACCGCCCGGGTTCGGCCGATGCGCGACCCGAAAGCATCCGGTGCCTGTCCGCCCATTCCGACACGGTCAGGTCCGGATCGGGCGTGAGGCCCGCGCCCCAGGCACGCAGGATCTCTGCCGCGCCGTCGAAATCCGGCATGTCGTCGGCATCACCAGAGATCGGGTTTGACCTCGGCAAGATCTTCGAGCTGGGCACGGACATGTTTCTCCAGAACCTTCTGCATTGCCGCGGGCTCCACACCCAGATCAGCCGCCATCAACGCCGCCGCACGGGCTGGCCAGTTCACCCATACGTCGCGCTCCTGCCGCGCCAGCCGAAACACCAGCGACAGAGCGCGGGCCCGGTCGATCAGTTCACCCTTGAGTTTCTGCAGCCGGATACGGCGTTCCTGCGCCTTCAGCACTTCATTGGCCGTCTTGGCCTGCAGAAACGTGGTGCCGCTGCCGACCGGTGGGCTTGCCATTCCCTGTTCGCGCAGGGTTTCTCCCACGGCGGATACCGCCGCCTCCGGGACGGGTTTGAGCTTTGGCTGGGGCGCTTTGCGGGTCTTGGATGGATCGGTTGCCTCAGCGCGAAGGGCATCACTGGCCACCGCGTCGATGCTGCCATCCCCGTGCAGCACGAGCCGTCCCGTCGCCTTGGCCTTCTGGATTGCCCCGCGCGAGAGGCCAACGCGGGCAGCGTATTGGCGCTCGCTCAGACCCTCCATTGCCCGCTCCGATTATCATTCAAAATCATGTGCTTATGTAGTTGATAAGCCTCCGCACCAGAGCGAACGTGGCTCCACGAAAACGATGCAACTCACCACGGAGCCGCCACGATGACCCGCCTGAACCCGATCACCACACCCCGCCACCAGCTGCGCGCCGAGAAGGCTGCGCGGAACAAGGAGGCGGCATTGAACGCCTTCATCGGCAAGAAAGCCGAGATCGACGAGGCGCTGGCGCGCTTGGCAATGCCGAGAAGATCGAACTGGCGAACGCGAAGACCCGCGCGGCGCTGGTCCCCGTCGCCGAAGTCGAATCGGCCTGGGCATCGGTCCTTCGGGACGTGCGGGCCGCCATGCTGGCAGTCCCCGCCCGTGTTCAACAGCGGCTTGGGCACCTGACCGCCCATGACGTGCAGATGATCGACCGCGAAGTCCGCGACGCGCTCGAAGAGGCCAGCCATGACCAGTGACACCCTGACCGCCACCCGTGCCCGCGCCTTGGCCGCTCTGAAGCCGCCGCCGCGCCTGTCCCTGGGGGATTGGATGGAAGCCCACATGCGGCTTCCCGAAGGCGTCTCTGCCCTCCCTGGGCGCGTCACCCTCTGGCCCTATCAGCGCGGCATTGCCCAGGCCATTAGCGACCCGCTGGTGGAGCGTGTGACGCTGGTGAAGCCCGTCCGCGTCGGGTTCACGACTTTGCTCACCGGGGCGCTGGCGTCCTACGTCGCCAATGAGCCGTCCCCAAAGGTCACTTGATCCCCGACTTCGATTTGCTTCGCCATGGTCAGTCCTTTTCCGAAGTAAAGCCGATTCGGGAACGCCCCTGGGCTTCGTCCAATTCTATGGAAAAGGCTTCGCGGGCGTCTTGGAAGATCGCTTCACAAATTTCAGTCATGACGCTTTCCACATCTTCCCCAAGGTGGAATTGTCGTTCCCGGTTCCCGACAGTTAGGCGGACGCCCCCACCGAAAGGGTGAAACTCCAAGACGGTTCGAACCCAGGTCGCGCCCCTGTCCGACTGGTTTCCGATTTCAGTGCAAACACCCATGCGAATCGGTTCCAGGTAGATCGTGCCCCGCCCATGGCTATCGAAGGCCGCGCCACGATAAAGCGCGCGTGGGTCAAAATCGCCTTCTGGCGGGACGGCATTCGCCGCTGTTTTGGGTCCACCCAAATAGGCGACATAGGCTTCCACGATCTTCGGGCCGATTTCCTTCACCTTCTTGTAGAAAGCCCATGTTTCTTCGCCGTATTTCTTCGTCAGCGCCTGAAGCTCTTCATATCTGGTCTCTGCCATTTCCTGCCCTTTTCTCAAATCAGTTACCGATTCATCCAAGCCGACTTTACCACGGGGGGCGTTCTTGTGGGGGCGGCTTTCGTGGAGACTTCCGCTTCCCGCCGTTCGAGGTCAACACCCACCAGCGGGCGCACGGCGAGCGCGTAGACGACACAATCGAGCGACTCGGCCCGCCGCCCCGTGATCCGTTCCCAGACGCGGACAGGTGCCCCGCGCTTGTAGCGGACCAGACGGCGTTCGCTGGCGAGTTCTTCGAAGAAGCGGTCCTCCAGGCTATCGCTGAAGCGCACCGTCCGCCCGCGCGATAGGTGGGACGCCAGCGTGGCCTTCAGCCCGTCCACGCCAAGGATGAACAGGCGGGACCCGCGAGTCTCGCTGGCCTTGATCGACGGACGCGCCCCAGGTGCCCCCTTGATGGCCACGATCCGGCGGGCGAAGCGCGGACGGCAGAAGGACATAACCGGGTCCATGGTCTCACCGTCCCCGGCGTCGATTGCCACGGCGTCCAGGCGCAAGGTCCCGCCGCCGGGGTGCGGCCACTGGCCCCGAAGGTAGTCGTCGAGTTCCGCCCAGGTGTGATCTTCATGGGGGCTGCCCCAGATGACGTGTTGCGCTAGGACGAAGTAATCGGTCTTCCCGTGCCCCAGGATCACGATTTCGAGGCGGTCCCGCTGCACGTCGACTCCAGCGGTCAGGACCAGCACGTCCGGGGGCAGCGCGTCCAGGCCGAACCGTTCCCGCCGCGATGCCAGGACGGCTTCGTCGATCTCTTCCGCCGCCTCCCGCCAGCCTTCGGCCAGGATCGTGTTGACGAAGGTCTGTAGCTGGTCCGGGTGCGCCTTGGCCGCGATGAATTCCGCCGCCAGCTTGCCCCAGGAAGCGTTCGCCAACGTGGACACAAGGGCGTTGAGCCGGAAGCCCGCGTGGCCTTCGATCTCGGGGCGCGTCGCTCGCCATGCCCCGGCTTCGACCATGGCCGCCTTATGCGTCTCGTCGATCAGGGACTCGCAATGGGGGCAGCGGAAGGCCGCCGTCTGGGGCTGGTCAGGCTGCCATTCGATATGCCGCCACATGATTTCGGTCATGGCCCCACACTCCGGGCAGGGGACTTCGAAGACCCGCTGGTCCGATTGGGCGTAGGACCGCAACACGTTCGACGTGTCCAGCAGAGTCGGGGTGCTGCCCAGGATGATCTTGCGATTGGCGAAGCTGAGGGTCCGCCGTTCGGCCAAGGTGATCGGGCTGCCCTCGGCGGACGGTTCCATGGCGTCGGCTTCGTCGATCAGCAGGATTCGCACGTTGTGGCGGCGCAGGTTCCGGGGGCTCTTGGCCGCGACGATCTTCAGGGACCCGCCGGGGAAGCGGCGCGACAGAAGCGTGGACCGCCCGCCTTCGTCCGCATCGGCAGAGATAAGCCCGCGCAAGCTGGGCGTCGCGTCGAAGATCGGTTCCAGGTCGGAGACGACATAATCGCGGGCGTCGGCTTCGGTGGGCAGAAGGGCCAGGATTGCCGATGAACGGCGGGCGCTTGTTGTGGTGAAGATCGACGAAAAGGGAGTCCATTGCCAGATTCCCGGTGCCGGTGGAAAAATCGTGGTCCACAAGGCTGAAGACCTGAAGAACCACGGGAAGCCGGGTCCCCTGCGGCCCATTTTCTAGTCCACCCACCCCCTGGGCGGGGCCTTGTCCAGATAGGCTTCCGCGTCTCCGATGTGATCTGCCCACCATACTAGGCCGCCGTCTTCAGTGACAACGCGGTATCTGGGCACCCCATGTGCGGGATTGGGGCAAGACCGGAAGAACAGCCCGCGACGGCGGGCCTTGTAGTAAACGCGGGCTTTCGCCCTCTGAATGTCGCTTCTGTTCTGCATTCCTAATGCGTCGGGGGCGGCACTCGCAAACCGCCCCCGACTCCCCTTCACCATCACTGGAGAGACGACGCGCGACCAAACGCGCCGTATCACCTGTATAGTCGGATTCGCACAATCCGACAATAGGTTTAGGGGTGTCAACTTGCAGTCTAAACCATTGAACTGGCGGTTGTTAAACTGCCTGTTCAATTCCCAAGCGCCCCGAATCGGTGTATGAAGGTCCGGTATATAGCCGGAGGACCTACCGTGACCGATCAAGAATTTCCGACCATCCACTATCTGCCGCCGCTTGACCGCCAGCCGTCGCATCTGTCCCGCAAGGATGTGGTGGCGCGCTGTCTCGAACCTGGGCTGTCCCGCGACTCGCTGGAACCCTTTGTCAAGAAATGTGCGGCGCGGGACTTCCTGCGCCCCGTCGGGATCGACGCCGCCGACAAGCGCGCGCCCTACCTCTATGAGATCGACTCCGTTCTGATCGCCAAATGCCTTCACACCTTGGCCTTCGCCAGCATCGAAGTGGACGGTCCTGACGGCATCGGGCGGGCGGTGTCCCTCGCCATGAAGTCCTTCGCCGTGGAAGACCACTTTCCGAACGGTGTCCCGAAAGGCGAGAACGTGAATGCCTATTTCCGGGCTTTCGGCCCCAGCCCTGCCGCGTGGGCCATTCTCGACTATCGGCGGGGCGTGACCGGCTGGTCCCTGCATGTCGCCGCGACGCTGGACGACGCGGGCAAGAAGCGTGTCGGGGCGAAGCTCTGGAACGTCCAGAATGGCTTCATGCCGAACCTCTTCGGCCGTCCCGAACCCGTCATCCCCCATGCGGAAACCGTTCTGTCGCTGGACCGGATTCTTCCGATCATCCTGGGCGACCGCGAAGGGATGAACTGACCATGGCCTTCCGCCTTCCTCGACTCCCGAAACTGTTTCGGACGACCGAAACCCCGGCGCGTCGCATGATCGACGCCGCCGCTGGCGGGCGTCGGGGCGGCGGCTTCGGCACCTTCGGGCCGATCAATCCCGAAGTGGCGGCGGGGGCGACGCTCACGCGGTCCCGCGCTCGTTACCTCGCCGCCAACAATCCCTTCCTGTCCAATGGTGTGGACAACTGGTCCGCCGCGCTGGTGGGGGCTGGCATCCGTCCGACGCCCCGCGCTGAAGACGCGGACACCCGCCGCGCCGCAAGCCGTGCTTTCGAGACCTGGGCGGACGACGCCGACGCGGCGGGGCGGACGGACTTCTGGGGGCTGCAACGGGACATTGCCCGTCACCTGATCGTGGACGGCGAAGCCCTGGTCATCATTCACGACGACGGGGACGGGCTGAGGCTTCAGACCGTCGCGCCCGAACAACTGGACGAAGCCAAGACGGCGGAACTTGGTGGCGGGCGGCTGATCGTGTCGGGCGTGGAATTCGACGCCCAGGGCCGCCGGGTGGCCTACTGGATTCTGCCCCATCGCCCCCATGCGACCTTCACCGATTACGCCCCGTCCGTCCGCTTCGACGCGGCGGACGTGCTGCACATCATGCGCCCCCTGGGCGCGGGGCAGGTTCGCGGCCTGTCCTGGCTGGCCCCGGCGGTCTTGTCCGCGTCAGAACTGGACCAGCTTATGGACGCCCTTCTGGTGGGGGCGAAAACCAGCGCCATGTTCGCGGGATTCCTGACCGATCTGAACGCCACGGGCGCGCTGCCCTTCGACGGAGACCAGACGGGCGGCATTCTCGACACCGGCCTGGAGCCTGGGACGTTGAAGGTCCTGCCCGCAGGGATCGACGTGAAATTCTCTGCCCCTGACGCGGCCAAGGACTCGCCCGCTTTCCTGCGGATGAACCTTCAGGCGCTCGCCGCCGCCCTGGGGCTGCCCGAACACCTTCTGTCCGGGGACCTGACCAATGCGAACTATTCCAGCTTGCGGGCGGGGCTTCTGCCCTTCCGGGCGCGCGTGGAACAGACGCAATACGGGACCCTTGTTCCGCAATTCCTGCGGCCTGTCTGGCGGCGGTGGATCGTCTCCGAAGTCCTGTCTGGGCGTCTCGACCTGACGCCTGACATGGCCGCTGAATGGATCATGCCGCGCCCGATGCAGGTGGACCCCCAGAAGGACTTGGCGGCGGTCAAAGAGGCGCTGGCCCTGGGGCTCACCAGCCGAACGAAGGCCATCAACGAAATGGGCTGGAACGCCGACGATCTGGACGAAGAGATCGCCGCCGACCGCGCCCGCGAAAGCGACCTTGGCCTGACCTTCGGGTCCCCCGACAAACCGGAGTCCCCCAATGACGACTGACACCCTGACGCGGGGGGCTCAGACCCGCCCGAACTCTTTCGACCCTGACACGCGAACCGTTTCGGCGGTCATCGCATCCCCGACTCCCGTGCGCCGCCGAGACGCGCGGGGGCCTTACCTGGAAGTCCTGACGGCGGACACGCTGGACCTGTCCGCCGCCGAAGGCTTGCCCGTTCTGGACAGTCACCGAACCGCATCGGTGCGTGACACCCTGGGGCGGGTTCGGTCCATCGCTCTGGAAGGTGGGTCTGTGACCGCCGTTCTGGAACTCACCGCCGCCGAAGATGCTGCGCCCGTGGTGCAGCGGATCGCGGACGGGACCGTAAGCGGAGTCAGCATCGGCTACCGCGTCGCGGGATGGACCGAGAAACAAACCCAGGCGGGACGGGTGAAGAGCCCCACCGCCTGGACGATCACCGAAGTCACCCTGACCAGTAACCCGGCGGACCCGTCCGCCCGTCTGCGGCAACAAGAGGAGTCCCCCATGCCCGATGACATCACCGAAACCGTTTCGCCGGATGTGGCGGAACAGACCCGCCGCCGCGACATCCGCGCCCTGGTCCGCACCGCTGGCCTGGACGCCCAGGTGGCGGACGATCTGATCGACGCGGGCGCGGACATGACCCGCGCCAAGGCGGAAATCTTCGACGCGATGCAGGACCGCCGCCGCGCGGCCCCGATCATCCGGTCCCATGCCCCCGCGAACGACGATCCGGCGACGATCATCCGCCGCCAGTCCGACGCGCTGGCCTTCCGCATGGGCGGCGGCGGGGAACCGGCTGCCGACGTGCGGCCCTTCCTGAACCTCAGCCTTCGGGACATGGCCGTGGACTCCCTGACCCGTGCGGGCGTGTCCACGCGCGGCATGTCGGCGGACGAAGTGTTCACGCGGGCCGGTGAGCACACCACCAGCGACTTCGCCCTGACGGTGAGCAACGCCATGAACAAGGTGGCGCTGGACACCTACAAGGCCGCCGAGTCCCCGCTGAAGACGCTCTGCCGCCAGCGGACGCTTCCGAACTTCAAGGACGCGACCAGCATCCGCCTGGGCGAAATGGGCCGCCTGGAGGAACTCGCCGAGTCCGGTGAGATCACCCACACCAGCCGCGCCGAAAGCGGCGAAACCATGCGCCTGAAGACCTTCGCGCGGGGCGTCACGGTGTCCCGGAAGCTGATGATCGACGACGATCTGGGGCTTCTGGGCGACATGACGGCGGCCCTGGGCGAAGCGGCGGCCCAGACCGAAGCCGACATTCTGGTGGCCCTTCTGACGGGCAACCCGAACCTGTCGGACGGGAACCCTGTCTTCCACGCCAGCCGGGGCAACATCGGCACGGCGGACGGCCCCAGCGTGGCGTCGCTTACCGAGTCCCGCCTTGCCATGCGGACCCGCAAGGGCCTGGACGGCGCGACGATCATCGCCGCCGCCCCCCGCTATGTGCTGGTCCCCGCGACGCTGGAAACCGACGCGGAACAGGTGCTGGCGGCCATCCAGCCGTCCACGGTGGACGACGTGAACCCCTTCGGCGGCAAGCTGTCGCTTCTGGTGGAACCCCGGCTGACGGGCGAGACGTGGTATGTCTTCGCGGACCCGGCGCGGCTGGCGGCCATGCAATACGCCTATCTGTCGTCCGCCCAGGGCGTCCAGATTCAGCGGACGGAAGCCTGGGACACCCTGGGCATGAAATTCCGTGCCTTCCTGGACTTCGGCGCGGGCTGGCTGGACTGGCGCGGCGCTCACCGGATTCCGGGGGCGTAACCCATGGCCCTTCTGACGACTGCCGAACGGCTGGAGGAAGCCCAAGAGGCGCTTCACCAGCTTCTGACGGGGACGCAAGCCGTCGCTGTCACCGACCAGAACGGCGAGCGGGTGGAGTATCGCCCCGCGAACCGCGCCGCGCTGGAACGGTATGTGGCGGACCTCGAAGCCCAACTGGCGGGGGCAAACAAGCCCCCGCACACCATCCGATTCCAGACCTCGAAAGGACTCTGACATGAAGAACTTCGTTCAAGCCGGTGAGAATATCACCGTGACCGCCGCCGCCGCTGCCACCAGCGGGGACGGCGTGAAAATCGGCAGCCTGTTCGGCATCGCGTCCGGGGACGCGGCCATCGGGGACCCGCTGGTCCTGGTGACGGCGGGCGTCTTCGACATGCCCAAGGTGGCCGCCGACGACATCACCCTGGGCGCTGCCGTCTATTGGCGGTCCAGCGACGGGCTGGTGACGACGACGGCGAGCGGCAACACGAAAGTCGGCGTGGCCGTCACCGCCGCTGGCAACGGCGCGGCGAGCGTCCGCGTCCGCCTGAACGGCGCGTTCTGACACCATGGCCGCCGCCCGTCATACCGCGCTGCCCCTGCCTGCACGGCGGGGACTGTCGCGTGAAGAGGCGGCGGCCTATGTCAGCGTGAGCCCGAATTTCTTCGATTCCATGGTCCGCGAAGGACTCATGCCTGGCCCCAAGCGCGTGAAAGCCCGCGTGTTTTGGGACAGGTATCAACTGGACGCTGCCTTCGACGCCTTGCCTGGGGACACCCCGTCCGCGCATGATGAAGGTCCCGAAGACAATGAATGGGACCAAGTATGAAGCAACTCCGACGACCTCCGCCCTACTGTCAGGGCTTCACAGACAGACACGGAAAGGCGCGCTGGTATCTCCGCAAGCCTGGGATTCCCCGCACGGCGCTTCCTGGGCTACCCTGGAGCCCTGAATTCATGGCGGCCTATGAAGACGCCCTGAAAGGCGAACCTGCCCAGGTGGCGGCCAAGAAGACCCGTCCGGGATCAATCGACGCGCTTGTGGTGAGCTACTATCAGACCGCCGACTTCGCGGGGCTTCGAAGCTCGACCAAGACCACCTATCGCGGAATCATCGAACGGTTTCGTGCGGAGCATGGCGACAAGCGCGTGGCGAAGATGGAAACCCGGCACGTTCGAAACATCATCGGCGCGAAGGCTTCGACTCCCACCGCCGCGAACAACCTTCTGCGGATGATCCACCTGTTGATGCGCCATGCGGTGGAACTTGGCTGGCGGCGGGATGACCCGACCCAGGGCGTCCGCAAGATCAAGGTCCGCTCTTCGGGCTTCACCACCTGGGAAGAACAGCACATCTCTACCTTCCTGGCGACGCATAAGCCTGGGACGCGCGCCCATCTCGCCTTCATGCTCTTGCTCTACACGGGGCAGCGGCGGAGCGATGTGGTCCGCATGGGCCGCCAGCACGTCCGCGACGGCGTTCTGTCGATCACGCAACAGAAGACCGGAACGACGATCCACGTCCCTGTCCTGAAGCCGTTGCGTGAGGCAATCGACGCCACCCCGCGCGACAACCTCACCTTCCTGACCACGGCCCAGGGCAAGCCCTTCAGCCCAGCGGGCTTCACGAATTGGTTTCGGGACGTGACGACGGAAGCGGGCTTGCCCAAGGGTCTGAGCCCGCACGGGCTTCGCAAGGCGACGGCGCGACGGCTGGCGGAACATGGGCGTTCCGCGAATGAGATCATGGCCGTCCTGGGCCACGCGGCGCTGGCGGAAGCCGCCAGATACACCGCCGCCGCTGACCGGAAGAGACTCGCGGCGGAAGGGATGCGCGCTCTGGAAGAGACCGAAGCGCGAACAAACATTGTCAAACCGGCCCCGAAAGTTTGACAATTTGCCCCGTAAGGGCTTGATTTTATTGATCTGAAAAGAGTGTATGGCGGAGAGACAGGGATTCGAACCCTGGGTGGGGTTGCCCCCACAACGGTTTTCGAGACCGCCCCGTTCGACCACTCCGGCACCTCTCCACGGGGGTCTGGTGAGCGCGTTTACTTGGCTTTGGACGGCGGGGCAAGGGGGTTTGTAGAGCGTCAACCACCTTGTCCGCGTGCGACAACCATCATGGCCGGTTTTGAGGCCGCCGGGGTTGGCGTGTCGTTTGGTATTTTGGGTTAGGTTTCTCCTTCGTTCTTGTTGTCGGCGATGGTTGTCGCTGGGGCATCGGCCTGTGCCTAGGTTGGGGCACGGTTATGAGACAGCGCTTTGCGCTGGCTATGCTGCCATTTTAACCACCGTAGCAGCTTCGGCTTCAAGGGCTTTTTGCTCGTCCCTGATCTGATTGGGCGTTTTATATCCATGGCGCTGGCG